ATAAGTCTAGACCGCATAAAGTCACGAACAGCAACATTCTCTACAAAACCGCCGATATCGAATGACTGAGTTGATGGGCTGATAGATGTTTGAATGCCGTTGATGATCTGCTCTGTCTGCGTTGTTAATGTTCTGCCTGCAGGCGCAACGCCCTGTTGCGTTCTTTCTGAAACTGTTGTCCAGTTACCCCAATCAATACCAGTCAAACCTGTACTTTGTGCAAGAAGTTCAATAGCTTCATACATTCCATCAAAGTCCAACTGAATATCAGGCAATGTTGTAATGTCTGGCGTATTGTCCATTGGTGGATCAAGAATAACTTCGCCTTTCCAGTTGAAAGTGACTTCTTGAACTGGGTTTCGTAGTTTACTTGCAAATGGCTGATTAATCTCATTTATATGTGTGTACGAGAGTGTCAGTAGATTACCAGTCTTAGCAACATTGGAAGAACTTAAAGACTTATCTTTAGCAAGAGGGATGTCCATTCTAGAAAATGCAGGTCTAAGAAGATTATTGTTTCTATCAATACTTGCACGATATCCTACTTTTGTAGTATCAGAGAGGTTATGTCCATCAAAGTTCTCTACTAAGAAACCGTTTTTAAATCTCTCTAGTCCTGTATCGCCAAAGAGTTGCTTGTTTCTTGCACTTGTCTCAAGGGCGTTTAGTGAAGTATAGTATTCTAGATTTTTTACACGACCTTCAATCGCTCTTAGATCACGCATGGTATATCTGCGATTGTTTTCAAGTGTCATCTTTACTTGATAGTCGGTTCTGCCTGTCTCTCTTGCAACTTGCGCTGAAAGTGATGGATATACCGGAATATCTAGGACACTAATAGTCATTGTACCTGCTTTTTCGTCAGGTGTTTTTGGTGTTAGTGATGGAACACCTTTAATTACTTCGACACGGCCACTATCAGTTACTACTACTCTATCTTTTCTTGGTAGATAAAACTGAACGTCTGCTTGAAAGTTTTCATCTGGTGTTGGAAAGTATGCACCATCGCTATCAATATCAAATGAAGTTGAGGCAGTTGGATTGGTTGGAGCCTGCGCCACTGTACCAGTTGTTGATACTGCAACTGTATTCGCTTTGAAAGGTCTAAAGTCAACTGCATCACGCAAATCGTATGATCTACCAGTTGTTGGTGAAACAAACTTTGGAATATCTTGAGTCGTTATTGCTGTTGTGTTTGCTGTGTTATTGTCATCTACAGGATATGAGTCAACTGACAAGAAACCTATACCCTGTGAACGATCTCTACCGTAGTGATGAAACTTTACCATCAAGCCAGAATTGGTTGTGTTTAGTGTGCTTGTTGACTTCTTCTTCAACAATGCTGTATCGTACATAGCATCTTTCATGCCTGTATCAAGTTCAAAATGTGAGGTAACATCATTATCTGTAGTAGTAACTCCAGTATTAGAACCTTTGTATACTGCAATCAATTTAAATGCGTCAGAAACACCCAAAGGCCATGGGCCAGAAGCCGAGGCAGGGTTTGATCCAGTATTAATGTGTACAAATCTGTTCTTATTTACAGTCTTAGTTGTTTGAACCGCTGAAGTTCTCAATACGTTAAAATAAACAGAAGCAGAGAATGAAGAAAGATTTGCTTGCTGTAGATTAATCGTATGCGCTGTAGATGAAGAACTAACCGTTCCGTTTGCAGACAGATCAAAGATATATCCTGTTGGAAAAATTGTCTTATGTGCGCCTGTTTCTGAGCCACCGTATGTATTAGCGACCTTCAATGAAGTATCACCTACAACCTGTGTAATTCTCTGAATAGCATTAGAACCGATTTTTATAAAGTCGCCAACTTGATATGCTGTTGTAAATGCTGTACCAGATCCTGTTACAGTATTACCGCTTGTGCCTGAGATTGTGCCTTTATGCGCCGCCGTTTCTGCCGCGGCTTTGGCAACAACAAGTATATTACGCTCTTCTGTATTTGTTAGAGAACCAGTCTCGTTCAGAGTTTCAGTACCACCAGCATGTGCCGAGTTAGCAGTAACCGTAGCAGTGCCACCAGTGAATGTGACAGTCTTTTCTGTTCTGAATACAAACTGCGTATCAACTGTGCCAGTTGAATCTGTGAGTTGTTTTGTTCCCCTTTGTGTGAATGGAAATACGAGTGTATTCAATCCGGACTCTTGTAGTTTTGCTTGGCCGCTTGTAAGAACAATATCAGCCATAGACTTAGGACCTGATGAATTGTTCTCATAGATACCACGAACATCAGAGAATGTTTTACCGGCATTCATTGAAATATCAAAGAGATAAATTCTGAATTGACCATTAAATGTCCCAGGTGTGCCACTGTGATGTTGAAAGCCACGAACTCTTGCAGTACCAATCTCTGCTCCCTGTGCGCCTTGTGCGCCCAAGTTTTTACCAGAGATACCTCTCTGTGCGCCATCACGCAAAGATACTTGTCGTAGACCCTGGAAGTCCCATGTGCCTACAACTTCTTTAGCAATGACATAGTTACCAAATCCCTGAGAAATTACTCTAGCATCTTTAGTTTCAAAGTCTGTTGCTTTGTCTACGTCCTTATACAAAGGATTAATCAACTCAACCTTATTACCGTTTACATAGCCGGCGCCCTTTTCAATCTCGGCGACCAGTTTAAGATAATTGCCATCTGAATAGCGACCAAGATTTGTGCTAGTTTTTAGATGCTCACGAATACGAACATTAAATGGGCTTACCGCATAGTTGCCATTTGTGTCATATGTTCTCTCAGCGATATATTTGCCAAGATCGGAGTATACAGTGTCAGTGTTCTTTCTAGTTATTGTGCCTTCTACAATTTCAGCAACTGTAACGAATGTAGTTGTGTTTGCTGAGTTTAGTGGACGAGAAACAAGAGTTGGTGTGATCTTCAAGCGATTAGCGCCCGGTGCGGCAAAATTAGTTGCACCTGTCGCATTATCAAGCAATGAAGAATCTTGATTTGAATCAATAATTGTTTCGGCAGATTCAAAACCAATCTGTACTGATGGTCTTGCACTAAATTTATTTACGATAATGCTCTGTGGAGCAATTCTAATGAAGTTACCTTTGTGATATAAAATGCCATCACCAACTGTTGCTCTAAAGCCAGTACCGGTTGAAGACGAAGTAATCGTATTAGCGGCAACAACAAATGCACCACCAGTTCTATTACGAACTAGAAGTGTTTCATTATCAGTAAATGCCTTTGTTGTATTGTTTGCACCAGAGTTGGTGTACTGAACAAAAATAGAAAGAAAGTTGGGATCAGCAGCCTCAGAACCCTCTTTCGCATCAATCAATTGTGCAGTCATTCCAGAGGTTGCGCCAGTTACTGTCGCATTTGCTACTACACCGCCAGAGAAAAAATCTGAAAGAAGAATAACTCTATTGTTAGCATCCTTATCTCTCAGTTTTACAAAAGAAATTGTTTCTGCCTTTACAGGCGAACCAGTAACAATAGTGCCATCAACTAGAATTTCATCAGCAAATCTTTCAACCTGATTTTGCAAAATAGATTGTAGTTGTGTTAGTTCTCTTGCTTGTACAGCAAATCCAGGACGAAATAAAACACGGTGAAAATTTTTATTTTCAGTGAAATCGTCAAAAAAAGGACTTTGATTTAGATTAGTTTCAATGCTCATTTATTTTACCTTTAGAAATCCAGAATGATTTTAATATCTTCTGTTTGCTCTACATCTCTTGTAACTTTTTGTACACTCTCTGTGTAGATAAACTCGCCCGAGAATGTATTTGCTTCGGGCCCCTTTATTGAAGAGATTGTTGCCACTTTAGTAGCATTGCCTCTTTTTAGGATTTGATCTGCTTGTGTGAAAGGAACACGATTGCTAAAACTCTGTACATTATTTATATAAACATTAAAGAAGGATGTATCAGTTTCAGTCTCATCTCTCTTAACAAATACCACGTTGCCATTAGCACCATAAACGGCATTATTAGCAGCCTGATTTGTTCTGGTGATTGGGTTCAATTCTGTAATAAAACCTAGTGTACCAAGTTCAGAAAGAAGTCTCATTCTTTCGTTGGTAAGAGTTTCACCTGCAACGATAGCATTAACAGGATTATTTCCATCCATCTGTGTATATGATACAAGAGCCCGGGTTGTAAGTCTGAGTGTGCTAGGGCTATTTGAAGTATTTGCTATTGATTCAGTAGATATATGATTATTGTTCGCATCCACTTTCAGAATAGGATCTTTCAAAATACTAATTGATCTGAAGTCCGTATTTGCTGGAATATATCCGCTACCATTTGCAGAAACACCTAGTGAACCTTCAAACTGAACATTGAGAAGAACTCTGTCTCCACCCAATTCACGAATAGGATCTTTACCGTGGCCACCGATTGGCGAAATGATTGCGTTTGCTGTTGCACCAGCACCATGAATAGCATTTGCTGAAATAATTACTTCTGCTTCTGAGTACTGACTTCCAACTGAAATAATATCAACATTTGCAATTTGACCTAAAGAATTGACTTCAGAGTATGCCAAAGCACCTTGCCCGTCACCACGAATAATCACTGTGGGTGAAACAATACAGCGTGAATCCGTATTAGCGATTGTGCTAAAAGCAGAATTTACAGTGAATGTCTTTGTTGACCCAGCATAGTCGATAATTCTACGAATCTGCCCAGAACCAGTTCCTGTCGTAATATAGATTGATGATCCATTATAAAAGTTATCAACTGATGATGGTGGGTTATCGCCAGCAGCCGAAAGTCTAATTGTAGTAGATGTTGCTGAAGTTACAACACCATTAGATACTTGATGATAACCTGTACCAGAAGCAACTGTCTCAATAATTTCAATAGAACTATTGGCTGCCGCATTTTGAACTGCAAGTTGTCTATCGCCCTCAACTGAACCATCTGAAGCAGAAATTGTTTTTACTGGCATATGAGATACAGTTAGAAACTTATCTGCTTCACCAAGTGAGATATTATACATAAACTTCCATGTATAGCCGTCAGCTAAAGTAAATGGTAGTGTAGAAAAGTCTGCTGGCTTTATAGTAGACGCTGATCCTTTATTATTTGACAAACATTTGTATACGTTATTTTCATCAGTGACAACATAAAATG